TCTGACGCGCTCACCAAGTGCGTCCCCCATGGGCAGGTTATACGCATCCTCCAACACCCCCGCCGCCTGCTGCACCGTCACCGGGGCCATTTCGATCTGTGCCCGGATGCGGGCTTCGTGGTCGGCTTGGGCGGCGGCTTTCATTTCATCCACCGTCTCGCGTTCTGGGCCGCGCCCATTAGGCCACTTGAGCCAACGCGGTCTCACGCCACGTGTGTTGATGATGTAGCTGCCTATGCCATTTGATGCAATCTCACCCACAAAATGATGACCCCACACCAGCGGCTTCACCCGGACAGCCGCCTCGTCCACCGCTTCTTTGCTCGTATCGGTCATGTTCTGTCCTTTCGGTTCATGCCCGACGAGCCGCGCGTCACGTTCGCGGCTTTCGGGGGTGTGCAGGCTCTCGGCCTCGTATGAGCCGGGGCCGGTCCATTGCAGGCGGGCCATTGGTCAATCTTCCTGTCTCGTTTCCGTTCCAGCAACCTATCGCCGCGCTCGTAGGCGTCGTCTTCCGCGCATGTGCAGTCATCTTCGCCGCAGTTGCATGGCTCTGGGTCGTCGTCATGCAGACCGGCCAGTCGCCAAGCGTCGTAGTCGTGGGGCAGGTCAGTCATTGGTCATCCTCGCAAATAGTGTAACCCATGCGGCCAAGGGTTGGGATCGGCAGTTGCTCGTCACGGTTCGCGCCGATGCCGCCGCTTTCCAGCCGGTTGATGTAGTAGTGCTGCAAGGGCAAAGTGAAAGCCCCGCGATAAGCATCATGGCCAGCCTGGCCAGCCGGAAGAGAAATCATAGAACCTAGAAGCGGGGAACCGATGAAGGCAGAGTGCCACCAGATTCCCGCGTCAGGGTCGATGCAGGAACCGGCCACAGCATCAGGCCCCGCTACCAGCGCGAGCACATGAACCCCGGCACTGAACCACTCACCCTCGATACGAAAGGGGCCAAGGTGTCGGATCGAGGCGTAGTATTCATTCGCGCCATTGACTGAACTACCACCGCTGTGATGCGGGGAAGGGCGGGCGTGAGGGTTGCCGCGTAGAATATAACGCCCCTCGCTGTCATAGGTAGGCTGCGAGGCAGACGCGAAGGCGTCACGGTTCACCTCGCTTATTGCCACACCCGCCCACACGGCCACAACAGCGGCGATGGACAGGCCAAGGGCAACGCGCCCGACCCTACAGCGGCGCGGGTGTTGCCGCATGGCGGCGCTTGGCACGTCTTCGGGGTATATCCAAGCGTCGATCCCGCCCGGATTACGCGCGGCGTCATCTACCGCGCTGTTTTTCCGGGCCTTTCGTGATACCGGCCACGGGTACGCAAAACGTTTCATCCAGTTCATTTTTCGGCCTCCTATGATAAAAAGTTGGGGGTTGTTCTGTTGATAAGTCGCATTTTGTCGCAAATCAGCGTCATGATGTGCCATCCGACTCCGCGCAGACTACGCAATGGACTACGCGCGGGGGAATCAAATTGGCCAGCATTCGCAGGGACCGGGGCAAGTGGCGCGCGGAAATATTCCGGCGCGGGATTCGCAAGAGCAAGAGTTTCGCCACCAAGCAGCAGGCGAAGGATTGGGCCAGCCGCACGGAATACCTGCTGGACAATGGCGCGACCGTCGCGGCGCGGATGACCTTTGGCGAGGTCTTGGAGCGTTACGCCAGAGAGGTCAGCCCCGGAAAGCGCGGGCGGCAATGGGAGGAAACCAAGGTCAACCGGCTGCGGCGAGATCCGATCTGGCATGTGCGCCTGGGCGATCTGGACGCCGCGGCCTTCTCCGACTGGCGCGATAACCGCCTGACCGAAGTCAGCGCCGCGACCGTGCTGCGCGAAATGAATTTCCTGTCGGCTGTCATGTCCTGCGCGCGGCGCGATTGGGGCTTGATCGGTAGCAACCCGCTGTCTGACGTGCGCAGGCCCAAAGCCCCGCCTCCGCGTGATCGACTGCCCACTCCCGACGAGTTTGAGCGGCTGGCCATTGCGGCCGGTGATGACCTGACGCAGACACGGGCGCGGGCTTTCCATGCCTTCCTGTTCGCCTGTGAAACCGCCATGCGGGCTGGTGAGATATGCGGCCTGACGTGGGATCGGCTGGACCTTGATCGGCGGGTGGCTCGGCTGGACCGCACGAAAAACGGTATGGCCCGCGCTGTCCCGCTGTCCACAGAGGCCGTGAGGCTCATTCAGGCGCTTCCCCATGCTGACCCGGTGTTCGGGCTGTCCAGCAAGACGCTGGACGCCTCGTTCCGCAAGGCGCGGGAAATGGCCGGGGTTGAGGGGCTGACGTTCCACGACAGCCGCCACCACGCAATCACGCAGCTTTCCAAGAAGCTGGACGTCTTGGCATTGGCGCGGGTGGTGGGTCATAAGAACATTTCCCAATTGATGACCTACTATAACGAGGGCGCGGAAGAACTGGCGCGCAGGTTGGATTGATCCAGCATCAGCGCGATGCAGTATGCCGCGACCGGGTTCATCGGGCGTTCCCCGTTTTCCCATCGGCGGATCGTTCGCCCGCCGTTGTCGCCCATGCCCCAAACCTCAGCCAGATCGTTCTGACTGAGGCACAGGGCCTCGCGGGCGGATTTGAAGTCGGTGGGGGTCATTGAGTTGACCACCCTTTTTGAATCCGTCGCTGGTGCATGAACTCAATCGCTTCTGATTGCGTCTTGAATTTCCGGGCGCTGCCACGCGACGAATTTGTGTTCCAATAAAGAACGTGATGCCCTCCCGGCTTTTGAACCATCATGCAGGCAAACCGTCCCGACTTTGTAAACACTTCGAAGGCATTGATCCCAACTGATTCAAGTTCATACATGGTTTAATCTCCTGTTAGGTGGGCTTCATTGCCCTATGCACTCAATATAGGGCCAGCGGCCCGCTTGCGCAAGGGGTTTGTGAAATTATTTTGCGCTCACCTTTCTATTCTTCCCGCTTCCACGGGCTTCGAGTTCACCGCTAGCGATCCAGCGATAGACGGTCTGTTTTGTCACACCTTCCCGCGCGGCATACTCTACCACGCTGACCCACTCGGGCGGGGGCGCGAGAACGTCCAAGCGCGAGGCGATGGCGTCCAGCTTGGCTTCCACGCGGGCAAGGTCATCTGTTGTGGCAATCTGGGCGGGCATCCGCATCTTTCCTTCTATTAAGCCCACGCCGCCTTACGTTTCCCGGTTTCCGGCGGCGGGGATCACCGCTCTGGGGGTGCGGTGATGTGGCTATTCCTGCGCCCAAGCGATACGCGCGAGGGCTGGTCCGTTGCTTGTAAGGTGCGCCTCGCTGCAACGCCGGTCGGCAGCGCGTTCAGCTTCTGACAGGAACCTGCGCAACGTCTCGGGATTCATCCGGCCCGACAGGTGCGCCGTGACCAGATCGAGGATTTCCTCGGGGCTAAGGTGCGGCATGGCGTCAAGCATGGCCTTGCGCGCGGCGGCCTCGCTGGCACGGGCGTCAAGGGCCTGCGCTTGTTCGTGGGCGCGGAAGCCAAGGCGGTTCGGAAAAAGGGTCATTGGGGGTTTTCCTCCATCGCAATCAGCGCCCGCAGGATGGCTAAGAGCCATGCGCGGGCGGGGGTAGTGGAGTTGCCACGGTGTGTTTCAAGATCAACGCCCCCTCGGCCTTTCGCTACAACGCAAAAGGGTTCGTGCTGATTTCCGGAAAAGAGAGTTTCATAGTCGGCTCCGTAGAAGAAATAATGCCACCCCGGCAACACCGCATTGTGCACGGCAAGGGCGGCGTCCAGAGAACCGTGGAAGGCTTTACGGATGCTTATGGCCTCCTGCACATTATCACTACCCCACCCTGCATTGTTCAGGCACCGTAGAGGGCAAGATCCTGCCTCTACTTTCGCGGCCAGTTCCTTGAGTGCGTCTAGGCGTTTCATACCTTCCCCTCCACGGCTGCGCGGATGACGCGGTAAACGTTGTCAGGATGCGCCATCGGGTTATTGACAACCCATTGCGCCGCTTCCTCGACCTTCTTGAGCCGCAGCCAGTCGCGGGCGATGGCGGGGGCCATGGCGATGAGGTCGGCGTTGGCTTCTTGTGTTCCGCCCGCAAAATATCTGGCCCCGCTATCGCCGCGAAAATCAGTCACCGTCGCGTTTGCTATTTCCCAGTAGCCAATGTCTTCCCAGTGGGACAAAACTCTGCCTTCCGACGATCCAATCACCCAAGGCCCCGGCGTTGCCCCCTCAAGCGCCGCCTTCACGGCTTCCGGTGTCAGGTCAGTCATTGGTCTATCCTCCAAATGCGATAAGGGGCACCGCCATGATCAGCAGCAGGCAGACCGCGCCGAACAAGTCACCGGGCGTAAACACGCGCGGGCGCGGCGGGCTGGTTATGTAGCGGGTAAGGGGGTTCATTCGGGGGCCTCGGGGATCGGCATCCAGTGGGTAGGGCCATACCGCTCGTCGAACGGGTGCCCGTTTACGCCATCACCTATTGGAACATCGCTATGGATTGTGTGCCAAGCGTAATTGCGCGCGAATACAACCATCGGCACATGCGTCCAGTGTGTCCACCGAACGAAAATAGCGATGCCATCCTTCGGCGCGGTTTCAATCGGTTGCCATTCCATCGTCTCATTCTCCTATGCTTGGTCCCGGCGAGGACGGGGAGGATTGCGCCCCCGCCGGGTAGCCGCGCGATACCAGGCGCGCAGGCTATGCTGTCAGTCCCCGCGCGCCTGTTCCCAAGCGTGGCCCGGTTTCATGTTGGCGCTGCGGTCAATCGGTTCATCGCGGGCGTCTGGCGGGATCGGCTTTTCCGTGCCGTTGAACCAGCCTTGCGCTGTTCTGCCACGGCGGCAATGACGCTCAAGGGCGTTCATGTCATCAAGCAGGCTCATGATTGACCTCGGCTTGGCTATAGCCCATGGCGTCGTTGAAGGCGTCTGCCGTGGCCCGCGCGACTTCCGCATTGGGGCAGAAGATCACGACGCGGTTGTTTTTCGCCTCGTCTTCGAACTCAACCCAATGCGTCTCCGGCCCCGCCGAGTTCGCCTTAACTTTCGTGGCGCGGTGGATGTTTGCGACCATGCTCATGCGTCACCGCCTTTCATCTTCTCACCGCGCGCCTCGCGCAATCCTTTTGGCTTTTGCCCCATCCGAAGCGCCCACAACGGACAGTCCGTGACAGTACACTTGCGAACCTCAACATGCGATCCACAGCAGTCCACGCACTTCGCGCGAATTGCTTTCAATCCAGTCACCGCACCGGGCAAATGCGCTTCGAACTCGTCAGCAGAAAGAGTTCTTGGGTCGCGCCCGATCAAATGACCTTCATCGGCGTCGTATGGGCTGGGCATTAGGAGCGGGTTCATGCGTCACCGCCTTTCGGGTTCGGGTTAATGCAGTCGGTCCAGCGCTCGAAATTGCGCCACGCCTCCAGCACGGCTTCATCGCCGCTGGAATAGATTGCGTCTCTCAGCACGTCCCGGTCGCGCCGGAACGTGCTGACCTTCGCAAGACCGATGAAAAGTTCTGGCTTGCTCATGCCTGCCCCCACGCCATGACGGGCCATTCATCAGGGCAGGGAGTGACATGCGCGGGCAAGTCGCGCAACGGCGCGCCGGTCAGCGTGACAATCTCCGCGTGGGCGGTGGCGGTGGTGGTTTCGCTCAGCATCTTGTACTTCTCCATCTGTGCTGCGATCAGCGAGGGATTGCATTCAAATCCAAAATCAACATGCCATCCTCTTCGGCCAACTCGACGTCAGTTGTTCCGAGAGGGATGCGGGCCGCGAACTGCGCGGGAATGGAAAGTTTCATTGACGCAGCCTTAGCGCCACCTGACTTAGCTACAGACCTGCTACCGCCATCGTGGATATGGAACGCAAGCAAATCACCGTCCACGTAAACGTCAGCCCGATCCGCAGGCACCATTTCCTTTGGCAGGACAAGGGACGCCAATCTCCCTGCGCGCGCAACAGCCGGGCGCTGCCGTCTTCTCCCCGGCCTTGCTTTCTCAACTTTCTTCCAATTTGCCATCTTCTAATCCTCCATCTGTGCGCGGCCTGCCGGTCGGCGTGGGCTGCGGCGATGGGGTGAAGGTATATCCGCTGCGGCGGATAGTCAAGGCAATAATCCGCCATAGCGGATACGGGCAAGAAATGAATACATATCCAAAAGGTTAGAATCGCCGTTGACGCATAGCCAAGGCGAGTCCTAATATTCGATCAGCGAGGGTATTCGTTATGATGGTTTCAGAGCTGGCACGTATTTTGCAACGCGCAACAAGTGAACAATTGGCCGGGGTGCTGAATGCTACTCGACGCCAAGGCGGGAAAGTAGCGCCAGAACAGCATCCCGCGCCGCTGGATCAGCGTCCAGAAGCCGAATGATGGCCTCCGCCTCTGGCGAGACATTGACACCCAATAGCACATAAGCCGGGCTTACGCCTATCTCTCGGCATATTTGAATGAAGCGGTCTAGCTTGGGTTCCTTGTCGTCACGAAGGATTCCGTGAAGATATCCATGTGACAAGCCAGCGGCCAAAGACAGGTCGCGCAACGACCGTCCGTCCTCAAGTATCGCTTGTTCCAGGCGCTCGCGCCAATCCACCCCACTCATAATTGCTGTCTTGCATAGACTTTCCAATCTTGCACGTCCTTGCTGGAAGATGCTTGACATATCCGCTGCGGCGGATACATTGGGCGCATGAAACACACGGCAACCATCCTCAATGAGATCGAAGCCTTTCTGGAAGAGGCCGATATGTCGGCTTCGTATTTTGGAAAGCGCGCGGTCGGGAATAGTGAACTGGTAACGCGCTTGCGCTCTGGCGGCGACGTGACGCTAAGGACTGCGGAGCGTGTCCGAGAGTTCATTGCAAAGTCTCCTACATCTGCCGCCCCTTCTCAGGAGGCGTCGTGATGCCCGGAGTTCTTGCCTGCGTCAATCAACATGGACCCGCGCCAGTGGCTCCGCAACCTGTCCAAAAGGCCAATGCGCCGCTGATTGCCGCGCTGCTGGCCGCGAAGGAAGCGAGGGCAGGGGTATGAGGGTTCTTGTCGCCTGCGAATATTCCGGCGCGGTTCGTGACGCATTCATAGCGCGCGGGCATGACGCAATGTCCTGCGACCTGCTGCCGACCGACACCCCCGGCCCGCACTACCAGGGCGATGTGCGCGACGTTCTGGATTTCCCGTGGGATCTGATGATTGCGCACCCGCCTTGCACGCACCTGAGCGTCAGCGGCGCGCGCCACTTCGAGGCGAAGCGCGCGGACGGCAGACAGCAAGCGGCTGTCAGCTTTTTCATGATGCTGATTAAGGCCGATATCCCGCGCATCGCGGTCGAAAACCCGGTTTGCATCATGTCGAGCCTTTACCGCAAGCCGGATCAAATCATTCAGCCTTGGCAATTCGGCCACGGCGAAACCAAGGCGACTTGCCTCTGGCTCAAGGGGCTTCCGAAGCTGTCGCACACGCAGATCGTTGAAGGCCGCGACGACCGCATTCACCGCCTGCCGCCGACCGCCGACCGCTGGAAAATCAGGTCTGCGACCTATCCAGGCATTGCCGCTGCCATGGCCGAACAATGGGGCGGCGCAACTGACTTGCTGGCGATGGCCGCCGAATAACCTCACGACCCGCGTTTTCCTCCCTGTCGCGGGAAACTAGCCGGGGGCAACCCAAGACGCCCCCGGCCTTTTCGAAAAGGAAAGAGCATGGAAGCCCAAACAGCACAAATTCGCCGCGCTTTGGATGCAGGCCGCAAGCTGACGCCGCTGGACGCGCTGCGGGACTTCGGATGCTTTCGTCTTGGCGCGCGTATCTATGACCTCAAGCAAGAGGGCTACCCGGTTGAGCGGCGCATGGTCGAGACGGACGAGGGCAAGCGCGTTGCCGAATATCGGCGGGGCTGACGATGAGGCGCGCGGCGAAGGTCGATAGCAATCAGCCTGAAATCGTCGCGGCTTTGCGGGGTGTCGGATGCACCGTGCAGCACCTGCATACCATTGGCAAGGGGTGCCCTGACATTCTCGTTGGGAAGAACGGGGCGAACATTTTGATGGAGATCAAGGACGGGTCTTTGCCGCCTTCTGCGCGGGGCCTGACTGACGATGAAATTAAGTGGCACCAAGTTTGGCGCGGGCAGGTCTGCACCGTCAACAGTGTCGAGGAAGCTTTAGGCGTGGTCGGCTGTGGCTTCCGTTTTGAAACGACCAAACCGAAGGAGGAAAGAGAATGACCGAAGTCGCAAAGATTTCACCGCAGGAAAGCCTGCTGCCAGCTGACCCGATGGTGTCCATGATCGAGCGCATTGCAATGGACCCAAACGCGGATCTTGCAAAGCTGGAACGGATGCTCGAACTGAAAGAAAAGCATGAAGCTACGCAGGCAAAGGCCGCGTTTGCTTCCGCCTTTGCGGCGGCGTCTGCCGAGTTCCCGACAATTCCGCTTAACGGAACCGGGCACGGAAATAAAAAATACGCGACACTCAAGGACATTACCGCAGGAACGCGCCCGGTGCTTTCGCGCCACGGCCTCACACTTTCGTTTTCCATCGAAGTTGGGGAACAGGTGATCGTCACTGCTGAGTTGATGCACAAGGACGGCTATTCGAAGTCCACAAGCATTGCCTTGCCGCGCGACACAAGCGGCAGCAAAAACGCGGTGCAGGCGGTCGGATCAACACAGACCTACGGGCAGAGATACACCGCTCAAGCCATTCTTGGCCTGTCCCTTGGCGATGATACCGAGGACGATGGCGGATCATCTAGCGGTGCTGCAACGGTTTCAGCAGAACAGTTTATTGCCCTGCGCGACCGGGCAGCGGAAGCGGGGGTCAGCGAGGAAACTATCTGCAAGGCCGCTGGCGTTTCTGATCTGCAATCCTACCCGGCAAAAGACTTTCAGTCGGCCATGAACCGCTTGGCCAAGAACATCGCCGCGAAAGGCGGTGCGTGATGGATCAGCGCACAGAAGAATGGTTTGAGGCGCGGCTAGGCCGCGTCACCGCCAGCCGCATTGCTGACGTGATGATGAAGCCCACGACAGCGGGTTATCAGAATTACCGCGCGCAGCTTGTTTGTGAGCGGCTGACAGGCGAGGCAACGGAAGGCTTCACCAGCGCCGCGATGCAACACGGCACGGATACCGAACCGCGCGCCAGGGCCTTCTATGAGTTGGAAATGGGCGTGACGGTTGCAGAGGTTGGTTTTGTGCCCCACCCGGCGCTTGCAATGGCCGGTGCATCGCCTGACGGGCTAGTCGGGGATGTTGGGCTTGTGGAGATCAAATGCCCGCAGCCAGCGACGCATATCAAGACGCTGACCGGGGCGGGTATCGACCGTAAGTATCGCCTGCAAATGCAATGGCAGATGGTTTGCACGGGCCGGGAATGGTGCGACTTTGTTTCGTTCTGCCCGTCCTTGCCGATGGAAATGCAGATGTTCCGGCAGCGCGTTGATGCCGACGCGGAGGAACAGGCGGAAATCACGGCGGCTGTCACGTCATTCCTTGCCGAAGTGGACCGGCTGACTGCCGATCTGCTGGCGAAGTATCCAGAGGCCGCATAATGCCTGCCACTGTCGTCATAACATCGGCAGATGCAAAGGCCCGCGCCGCGCACTGGTGCAAGATAGCCCCGGCTGGAACGGTTGTCACGTTTCGCAAGCCGGGGCGCACCATCCCGCAGAATGACCGCATGTGGGCCATGCTGACGGACGTAGCGCAGCAGGTTGAACACAACGGGCGGCGCTGGACGCCGGACCAGTGGAAACAGCTTTTTATGAACGCCTGCGGCCATGAGGTTCATTTCATGCCGGGGCTGAGTGGCGAACCGTTTCCCGCCGGGTTCCGGTCGTCAAAGCTGACCAAGGAACAGATGGGGGAACTGATTGACTTCATCGACGCTTGGGGAACGCAGCAAGGCGTGAAGTGGTCAGACGGGGTGCCAGCATGAACCTGATGGGTAAAGGCCCGCCGGGGCTGAAAACTGACATGTTCGTTTCCAAGGTGCTGCGCGACTTCGCGCAAGGCCGGGAATGCCAGATGCGCAGCGAATGGTGCAACGGAAACAGCGAGACGGTTGTTCTGTGCCACTCACGCAGACGGTCAACGGCTGGCATGTCTCAAAAGCCGCACGACTTCTGGGGCTATCACGGGTGCAGCGGCTGTCACGCGCAAGAACATCTACTTGAGGACCGCGAACTGTATGACGCTATCCGGCGAACACAGTGGGCAGTTTTCGAGCATTTTGGAACGCTGACGCCATGATAAAAGCCTTTGTTTTCATAGCGTTTTGTGCGATAAAAAGAGACGGGCCGAAGGGTGCTTCCAACACCGCAACGGCCCTTGAACATACCGACCTGAATAGGAGGCCGCGACATGTCCCGTTGGGATGAATATGGCGATTCCGCCGACAAAATCAACAAAGAAGATAAGCCCGACACTTGGCAGCCTATCGGGGCGCTGGTGGCGGAAGATATTGAGCGCATCACAGGCAAATTGACTGACGAGCGGGGGGAAGATGACCAAGCCCCCGTTTAGTGCAGAGTGTGAACAGCAGACACTTGGCGCGTTGCTTGCGAACCCGACGAACCTTGACCGGGTGGCGCACAACCTGCGTGGGGACATGTTCCACGACCCGGTTCACGCCGACATTTTCAAAGCGGTAGCCTCTCGCTACAGGAACGGGCACCTTGCCGACGCTGTTGCAGTTTCAAAGTCTATGGAAGGCCACGAGGGCCTAAAGGAACTTGGCGGGCGAAAATACATCATCAACCTTGCCTTGTCTGCGGTCGCAACGTCTGCGCTGCCCGACTATGTGGCGATGCTGGCGGATCTGAAAGGCAAGCGCGATCTGGTCGAAAGCATGGACCGCGCGCGCGCTTTGATCGAGGCTGGCGAAGCCGATGCGGACGCTATCGCCGGGGCGATTGAGGCCGATCTGATAGGCCGGGAAAGCACCGGACGGGAAAGCCTTATCTCATTCAAGGCCGCTGTTCTGGATGCTGCCGAGGAAGCAAGCCGCGCGCACAGTTCGGACGGCATCGCAGGCGCGTCAACGGGCATTCCAAGCCTGGACAGGATGATTGGCGGGCTGTTCCCCGGCGATCTGGTCATTCTTGGCGGGCGTCCGTCCATGGGCAAGACCGCCGTGGCGCTGTCTATGGCTCTGGGGCAGGCCAGGACGGGCGGTGGCGTTGCTATCGCGTCTATGGAGATGACCGGGGCTTCATTGGCTGCACGGGCCATTTCTGAGGCCACAGCGAACGCCGGTCGCGGCGTGGCCTATTCCGATATTCGCAAGGGACTGGCAACAGGCCAGCAGGTCGAGAACTTCATCCGCTGCGCACAGGACGTGGCCGAACTGCCGATCATGATTATCCCGCCGCACGTTCGGGACATTGGTGCGCTATATGCAGCCGCAAAGCGGGCCAAGAAGATCATGGACGGGCGCGGCAACGGTCTGAAAATGCTGGTGGTCGATTACCTGCAATTGATCCGCTCGAACAAGCAATCCCGGCTAGACCAAATCAGCGAGATCAGCATGGCCCTGAAAGGTCTGGCGATGCAGTTGGAGATTCCGATTGTCGCCCTGTCTCAGCTTTCGCGCGGCGTTGAAAGCCGAGAGGACAAGCGCCCGGTCATGTCCGACCTGCGGGAAAGCGGGCAGATCGAACAAGACGCCGATGTGATCCTGTTTTGCTACCGCGACGAATACTATGCGCAGCGGGAAGAACCCGACAAAGAGGGCGTCGAATACGACGAATGGGAAGCCCGGATGAAGCGGGTGATGAACCGGCTTGATCTGATCGTTGCCAAGCAGCGGATGGGTGAAACGGGCACCATCAACGTGGGCTTCAACCCGGCGTTCAACCTCACGTGGGAGGTGAACCAATGAGCGGCACACCGTTTATGCCCCTTTGGGTGTCCGATTTCCTTGGCGATACGCTCGATTTGGACGCCAAGGAAATCGGCGCTTACATGCTCTTGCTGATGGCCCTTTGGCAGCGCGGCGGCACCCTTCCAGAAGACATTTCCAAGCTGAAAAGAGTCGCTAGGTGCGGGCGTGATTGGCCCCGGATTTGGGGGGCGATCGAGAGGTTTTTTGTGATCGAAAACGGCACGATCTCGAACAAGAGATTGATGCGAGAACTGCAAAAGGTTGACGCGAAACGCGCAGTTAACGCGCAAAACGGCGCGCGCGGGGGGCGGGCTAAGGCATTGAAAAATAATAATGCAGGTCTAGCGAACGCTAAGCGAACGCTAAAGCAACCAGAACCATACCCAGAAAGAGATACTAACGTATCTCTAGCGCGCGAAGATTTGTTCGATGAATTTTGGTCGGTCTATCCGCACCGGAACGGGGCCAAGAAGGGCAGGGCAAAGGCGAAGGCATCCTTTGGGAAAGCCGTCAAGGCTGGGACTTCTCAGCAAGAGATAATCGCGGGCGCGAAAAGGTATCGCGGTGATCGCCAGGTTTTGGATGGCTATGCAAAAGACCCGACGACTTGGCTCAACCAGTCAGGCTGGCAGGACGATATCGAGCCTCCGAAGCAAAACCACCAACAGCAACGGGGCGGCAAGCCCAAAACAATCATGCACGGCGACGGCGGTTATGAACTCCCGTTCGCAGTCGTCAAATAGCGAAGGAGGCTGACATGGCCGGATCGGTAAACAAGGTAATTCTTCTAGGCAATCTCGGGCGCGACCCGGAAGTCAGGACATTTCAGAACGGCGGCAAGGTGTGCAACCTGCGCATCGCCACTTCCGAAACATGGAAGGACAAGACCAGCGGCGAACGCAAGGAGCGCACCGAATGGCACAGCGTTGCCATCTTCCAGGAGGGTCTGGTACGGGTCGCGGAACAGTATTTGCGCAAGGGCAGCAAGGTCTATCTGGAAGGCCAGCTGCAAACCCGGAAATGGCAGGATCAATCTGGGGCTGACCGCTACAGCACGGAAATCGTTTTGCAGGGGTTTGACGCGAAGTTGGTGATGCTGGACGGGCCTAGCGGTGACAGCGGCGGATATGACCAGCGCGGCCAAGGCGGGCAACCCCAAGGCGGGTATGGCGCGGGCGGTTCGCCTATGGGCGGCGGCATGGATGACTCGGAAATTCCTTTTAACAAGGAGGCCCGCGTCTGATGCTCAACAGCCAAATCACACCATCTGCCCGCAATATCCCGACATACGCCGCGACGGTCATTCGCACGAAACAGCCCCGCCAGGTCATGAGCGAGGACATACTTGCAAAATACTGGCCAGACGACGCCAAGGCATACTACGATAGGGTGGAAAAAACACACCCGCACACGGGCCGCAAGATCGGCAGCGCCAAACCCGGTGAAAGCATCAACGAGCAGGTGCTTGCCGTTCTCAGCAAAACCGAATGGAAAACAGTCATAAACGTCCGTGACGCAACCGGGTTTGAATACAACCGCGCCCACAATGCCCTAGATCGGCTGGTCACGGCCCGCGAAGTGGATCGCCGCATCGTGCGGGAAGCCAGCGGCAAGAAAAACCTGACCTACTATCGCCGCAACGCAAAATCAGCAGATCGGCAGGAACGCGACGCCGCTATGCTGGCGCACCTGTCCGAACCGCGCACAATCGGGGATCTGGCAAAATTCTCCGGGCTATCACCGCAGCGCGTGTCGTTCATGCTTGGCGAGTGGTTCGAACAAGGCAAAGTCGCGCGGGAATGGACGCCGGGGGCCAAGGGCCGGGGAACGCACCTGTGGAAGCGCAAGGAGGGCGGGGAATGAGCGCCCGCGACACCATCGACCGGATGCAAGCGGTGATCGACAGCCAGCGCGCCAAAATCGCCCGCATGGAGGCAGGACGCCACAAGCAGGACAAACGCGAGAATGCCGCGCTGTCCAAGGTCGTGCAGCTGGAACAGGACGTAGCCGCGCTGGAAAGGGCCAACGCGCGGCTGGTCGACGAAACCATAGCCCTACGCGCCGCAGCCCGCCCGCTGCTGACAGACGCAGAAGACGACGCAGGCACAAGGGCAATGGCGGATCTGGAACTGAGGGGGCAAGTCTGGTGAACACCATCCTGACCACAACGACCGGGCACGTTCGCTTGCAAGGCGGCGAAAAACTCCGGGGCGAGTTCGCAGTTGAACGGCAATTGCAGGACATGGGCATTGACGCATGGACGCCACGCAAAATCACATTCCAACGCCGGGGCAAAAAACGGCACCCGGAACCCGTCATTGAACCATACCTGCCCGGGTACGTCTTTGCAGACATACCGGCACAGGCGTTTCACGCGGCCATACAGGCGCGAGGGGCATTCTCGACGACCCTGCACCTATCAGCGGGTAGTTTTGCCACTGTGCGCGCGTTTCAGCGCCGCGTTGAAGCAGAGAACGCAGACGCAAACCGGATCATTGCCGCAAACGACCGCGCGGCAATGGTTCAATTCAACCCCGGCGATGCGCTGGAAATCCTCGCTGGGCCATTTGCCGAACGCCTCGTCAAATTCCGCCGCATCGTCATGGCAGGCAATCCAACCGTGCCGCAAATCGAATGGGAAACAGACATGCTAGGCCAGATGGTCAGGGGAACAGTGGACGTGCTGGACGTTCGCGCCGCTGAGTAACCACCACTTGAACCGTGCGCAAAATGTGGTATCATCACGCAAAGATTGCACCAGGCTAACGCCGGTCAGTCACAGCCACGCGCCCCCGGAAACGGAACCGAGGAAAGGGCGTGTGCTTTGCTATTCACACAACAGCACAAAGGGCCTGCACCCGTAAACCCGGACAGGCGCGAAAGCTATGAACCTAACGCCCAAGCAAGAAGCATTCGTCAGGGAATACCTGGAAACAAGCAACGCATCAGAAGCGTATCGCAGGGCGTATGACGTGGGCGAAGACACCAAACCTGAAACCATTTGGCGCAAGGCAATCGAAGTGTTGCAAAACGGCAAGGTCGCGGCACGGATAGTGGAAATCCAAGATCAAGCGCGCGAACGCCTATTAGTAACGCTCGAAAGCATCACCGCTGAACTTGATGAAAACCGCAGCATCGCGGCCCAATTGGATCAACCGGCAGCAATGAACGCAGCGACGCTAGGCAAGGCCAAGCTGCATGGCCTCATGGTCGAAAAGACCGACAACAAACATTCCGGTGAAATAGCATTCACTAAAATCGAGCGACGCATTGTCAGCCCAACTGATAATTGAAACACCGTCTGCACTTGCGCCGTTGCTTGAGCCAGCACGATACAAAGGCGCGCACGGTGGTCGAGGCTCGGGAAAGTCGCATTTCTTCGGGGAAATGGGCGCGGAAGACGCGCTAAGATATCCCGGTGACTTTGGCGAAGGGATGCGGATGGCTTGCATCCGTGAGGTGCAGAAAAGCCTCAAGGAAAGCGCTAAGCACCTGATTGAAGCGAAGCTACGCAAGTTCGGACTAGGTGAGGCGCAAGGCTTCAAGGTCTTCAAGGACGTGATCGAAACGCCGGGTGACGGCATCATCATCTTCCAGGGCATGAAGGACCACACGGCGGAAAGCATCAAATCGCTGGAGGGTTTTCACCGGGCATGGGTAGAGGAAGCGCAAGCACTATCGGCCAAGTCGCTTGAATTGCTGCGCCCGACAATCCGAACGCCGGGATCTGAGTTGTGGTTCTCATGGAACCCGCGCAATCCCAAAGATCCGGTTGATAAAATGCTACGCGGGCCGCTTGTGCCTTCCGACGCAACGGTCGTCCAATGCAATTGGAAAGATAATCCTTGGTTTCCAAAGGAACTGGAGCAAGAGCGCCAGGACGCGCTGAAAAACGATCCAGACAGATACGGCCACATCTGGGAAGGTGAATACGCCCGCGTTTATGAGGGCGCATATTACGCCAGCCACTTGGAGGCAGCAGAGCGTGAAGGGCGCGTCGGCAACGTTGCGGTTGATCCGCTTCTAAGCAAACGCGCTTATTGGGATATCGGCGGCACCAGTAACAAGAGCGACGCAACAGCGATATGGATTTGTCAATTCGTCGGATCAGAACTGCGCGTCGTCGATTATTACGAAGCCATTGGCCAAGAGTTCAGCGAACACGTTGGCTGGCTTCGGCGCAATGGGCATGACGAGGCAATCTGCAAGCTGCCGCATGACGGCAAGAAGCACGACACGGTTCACAAGGTGACGCCGCAAAGCTATCTGCGGGAAGCCGGGTTTAAGGTTGAAGTGATGCCGAACCTTGGCGCAGGCGCGGCGATACAACGAATTGAGGCGGCGCGGCGGGTGTTCCCGTCTATCAGGTTTAACCGTGATGGCACAGAAGGCGGGCGCGAGGCGCTGGCATGGTATCACGAACGGCGCGACGAAGACCGGCGGATTGGCCTTGGCCCGGAACATGATTGGGCAAGCCACGGCGCGGACGCATTCGGCGGCATGTGCGTGGACTTCCTGAACCGGGTTGACGAAAGCAGTTGGGGCAAACCGATCAGGCGCAACTTCAAAGGATACGCATGATGGGCAGACCAGCAAGCAAGACAGTCTGGCGCAAGATGACGACAGCGCCCAAAGATCGGCCCATTTTGCTGCTTGAGCGCGAGGCGTACACCGAAGGCAACGGCGGGGCGTTTGGCCGTGACCATGTTGGCCTTGGGCGCTGGATTGACAGGTGGGAAATCACCTGGGAAGAAAACGGGCTTGAGTGGGTGGAGGCGGAGCCAGAGGCTTGGGCCGATATCACGTTGCCGGAGGCTGACTAATGGCGCTTGATACCTACGCAAACCTGAAAGCATCCATTGCGGACTTTCTCAACCGCGACGACCTGACCACGGTCATTGCGGATTTCATCACGCTGGCAGAAGCTGACTTTGGGCCAAAGCTAAAGCACTGGCGTATGGAAAAGCGCAGCAACGCAACCACGTCTGCGCAATTTATGGATGTGCCTGACGACTTCCTTGAGCCAATCCGCTTTGGTCTTGATACCAAAAACGAACATCGCGTCGAATTCGCAAGCACCGCCGAAATGGCGCAGATGCGCGAGAACACCGAAGATCAAACCGGAACGCCAAAGTTCTGGACGTTCACCGATGGCAAGATTGAACTGTTTCCGACGCCAGACGGAACCTATACGACCGAACTGGTTTACCTCGCCACAATCACCGCGCTTTCCGACGCGAACACGACCAATTGGCTGTTGACCTATCACCCTAATGTTTACCTGTACGGCGCGCTCGTGCAGTCCGCGCCTTATTTGCGTGATGATGAGAGAACGGGCGTTTGGGCGGCGATGTATCAGACCGCGCTGGATGGTGTTGCGGCAAGCGACAGACGCGCGCGCGGCGGCGGTGCAGGGCTTAAGATGCGGTCAAGAGGCGTCAAGTGACTACGTATTACCCGGCGCAGATTGAACAGGGCATAACCGGCCAAGCGGCTGAAATCATCCAGGAACCGACGCAGGATGATATCGTGATGAACGGTCAAGGCGCGGCGATTGAAGCGGCGACGGTCACAATAAACGCTGGAAATGCGGGCGATGTTTGGCCCACGTTCGGCACATTTAGCGCCAATGATGACACTGGCACAGGTTGGACGCCTGCAAGCGTCGCGGCGACCACATGGAACGAGAATTGAGGGCAAGCTATGGCAACCGTATCATTCACAAATGACCAGCACGTCACGACCGCGCAAATCGCGTGGGCGGATATTGCAACCGGCGACACGATGGTTGCGTATGAAATCAGCGACCAGGCGGGCCTTGCGGGTTCCGTTCAGTTTGCTGGAACGTTTGGCGGTGCAACCGTTACGCTGACTGGTTCGAACGATGGCACTAACTTCGTGACGCTAGTTGATCAGACTGGTGCAAGCATGTCGGTCACGGCAGCAGGACTTGCAGAGTTTTCGACGGCCTGCCGATACATCAAGCCGGGGATTTCTGGCGGAACAGGCGATGCGGTTGACGTGACGGTTGTTCTTCGGGGCTGATGATGGGCATTCATCCGGCAATCCTGCGCCGCCGTTACGGCGGTTCCGAGTATGCGGCTGGCAAGGCAAACCCTGCGCTCGTTCTGGACTTCGCGGGCGACTATTACCGCGTGGGCGGGGCGTTGTCCGATATTGGTTCTGCGGTCACTCACACCCGCGCCAGCAGCGCCACGATGCGCAACAGCGCGGGAACGCTGGTCACGGTCGGCAGCAACGTGCTGCGCACCGGCCACCACGTCTGGAACGGCAGCGCGTGGGTGGATGAGGGCGTTTTGATTGAGGGAGAGGCGCGGACAAACGTGCTGACGTTCCCCGAGGATCTGTCAAATGCGGCTTGGTCTAAGACTGCCCCGGTTTCCATCGGCACCCCCGTTACACGCAAGGGCGTGTCTTTGGACCAGATCGTGTCTGATGGCGCAGCGGCATTCTCGAATGTCAGTCAGTCGCTCGGTTCCGTGCCGGATGGCGGTTATGTGACCTTCAGTTGTTTCATTGAGGCGGGCACGTCAACTCAAACGGCGATTCGCATCGACAGCGGCGGCAACAATTGCACGGATACGTTGGATTGGGCAGGTGGTGTTCCGACAGCAGCTAGCGCGGCGCGCTCTGGCCTGACGCACATCCGAACAGAGATCGAGGATTTGGCTGACGGTCTCTACCGCGTGTTGATGACGGTTCTGAATAACACTGGCGGTCCGCTTACCTGCGCTGGTGATTATTATGTGCAATGGACCGGCCCTGGCGCTGCGTTGAACACCTACGCAGGTGGTTTCCAAGGCGAACTTGCCGAAACCGCGTCCTCCTACTCTGGTGCGGGCGTAACGCGGGCCGCAGACGCTTTGTCTGTTGGCGCGTCCGATATGCCGTATAACGCGGCAGGCATGAGCGGCCTTCACAAGCTTTTTCTGAATTACGAAGACACCGGCACCGCGACTGAACAGACGCTGTTAGACTGGCGCGCGGATGCGAACAACCGGATCACGGTCACGCTGGATACGGCAGGCGCAAACACGGGCAAGGTGACGCTGACGGTGGTCAATGGCGGATCGTCTGTTTCCGTGACCAGCACGAACCAAGTCACGCCGGGAAGCAATGTCGCGGCGCGGGTGGCATGGCGTGTCTCGGCCTCGGAAATCAACATCGCCTTGAATGGCACCGCTGCAACGGCTGTCAGCAACACGGCGGGCGTTCCGAACCTGTCATCGGCAGACGCCACGCTTGGCGGCATGGCCGTGCGGACGTTGGAAAGCGCGTGGGGCGCGGACATTGGCGACAGTGGCATTGCGGAAGCAACCGCGTGAGGAAAGATAATGGCTGATACGACAACCACCACTTATAGCCTGACCAAGCCCGAAGTCGGTGCATCCGAGGCGACTTGGGGGCCTAAGCTAAACACCAACTTCGACACCATCGACGACCTGCTTGACGGGACCACGGCCATTGCGCCGAACCTTGTCGGCTGGCAGGTTGGCGGTGTTGCGGTCACCAGCACGGCGGCAGAGTTGAATATTCTGGACGGCGTAACTTCTACCGCTGCTGAATTGAACATTCTGGACGGCGTGACCAGCACGGCGGCAGAAATCAACTTGCTCGACGGGGTGACTTGGACGCTTGCGGATTACAACGCGCTGACCGCGACCGCCGCAGAATTGAACCTTTTGGACGGGCTAACGGCTGTTTCTGGCGCGGATCTAACCATCGTGACCGGCACGGCAGGCACCAACGGAAACCTGGCGCAATGGAACGCGGATGGTGATGTGGTGGACGGCCCTGATGTTCTCGACGAAGACAACATGGCTTCTGACAGCGCATCGGCGGTTCCGACGCAGCAGTCGGTGAAAGCGTATGTTGATAATAGTTTGGGGCCGCAGGTTCAGGCTTGGGCCTTGTTCGATGGCACTGGAACACCGGCCCTAACGGCTGGCAGCAACATTGCCAGCATCACGGACAACGGAACGGGCGACTACACACTTAACTTTTCGGCAGCTTTGGCAAGTGCGAATTATTGTGTGCAGGTTTCGGTCAAGGAACAAAGCAGCGGGAGTTCAACGTTTGCTTACGTATCGACGCGGGCAACGGGCAGCGTCCGCATCCTTACCAATGCCAACACGAGCGGAGAGAACGCGCAGCCGCAGCCCTATGATGCAGACGAAATTCACGTTTTGATTGTTGGCTAATGCTGATCCCTCTCGACATTCCCCCCGGCGTTAAGCGCGGCGGCACAGAATTGCAGAGCGCGGGCCGGTGGCGTGACGCTTCCCTTGTGCGCTGGACGGACGGCACAATGCAGCCGGTTGGAGGGTGGTCAACGCGCGTCACGGGGACGCTTAACGCTGCTTGCCGTGGCGCTTTGGCGTGGTCTGATAACAGCGCGGATCGTCGGGTTGCCTTTGGCACCTACAATAAGCTGTATGTGTTGTCAGCGTCTGGCACGTTGTCGGATATCACCCCGGCGGGCTTCACGGCTGGCAGCGAAGACGCGGCTGCAAATCTTGGTTATGGTGGCGGGTTCTATGGGGCAGATGCTTATGGAACGCCACGATCTGACACCGCCGCGCTGGCCGATCCTACAACGTGGTCGCTGGACACATGGGGCGAATATCTTATTGCCGCGACAGAAGACGATGGCAACATTTACGAATGGCAACTGAATACTGGCGTTCTGCCAGTGGCTGTAAGCAATGCGCCCACCAGCGTGAGCGGTGCGTTTGTGACTGATGAAAGGTTCCTTGTCGCCCTTGGCGCTGGTGGCGACCCTCGCAAGGTGCAGTGGTCAGACCGCGAAGATAACACGACCTGGACGCCTGCCGCGACAAATGAGGCCGGTGACTTTGAACTGAAAAGCGCTGGATCGTTGAAAAAGGCAATTCGCTGTCGAGGCCAGGCGCTGCTTTTGTCCACATTGGACGCGCACACAATGACCTATGTCGGCCCGCCTTTCGTTTACGGCTTTGAGCGTGTCGGGGAAAGCTGTGGTGTCATCGGAGCTAAGGCGGCTGTTGCGGTCGATGGCGGCGCGTTTTGGATGGGGCGGCGTTCCTTTTACAGCTTCTTTGGAGGTGGCGTTGAAGAACTGCCATGCGAAGTTGCTGATTATGTTTTCACCAATCTGAACACGTCGCAGGCAGGCAAGGTTTACGCGGTAAACAACGCGCAATTTGGGGAGGTTTGGTGGTTCTATCCGTCAACCGCGTCAAACGAATGCGATAGTTATGTCGCCCTAAATTACGGCACAGGCGTATGGATGATTGGTTCAATCGACAGGTGCGCGGGCGTTGATCGTGGTGTTTTTGCTGCGCCGATTTGGGTTTCACCAGCGGGCGGCATTTACAACCACGAAATCGGCAATCTGTATGACAGCGGGGATGTTTACGCGGAAAGCGGGCCTATTGCGTTCGGTTCCGGTGATGGCGTGATGGTGGCAACGTCGCTGATTCCCGACGAAAAGACGCAAGGTCAGTGCAGCGTTCTGTTCAAAACACGGCTCCACCCGAACGACACAGAACGCGAATATGGCAGCTATAGCATGGCCGCTCCGACTGATGTTCGCTTCACCGGGCGGCAGGTTAGAATGCGTGTCACGGGTGCGGAGGGCGTGTCCTGGCGTTGGGGCATCCCACGGCTTGAAGCGCGCCAGGGTGGGCGGCGATGAGGCTGCAAAACCCGGCACCAGCCTACAACCGCGCGCATGAACTTGAACGCAACCGGGCGCTTGAACTGGCAGACCGTCAAAACCACAAGCGCGGGCAGGATATCGAAGTTGGTGGCAATGGTGAACGCATCATTCTTACTGATGAAGTAACCGGCGAACGCCGTGAATTGGTGTTGCGCAACGGCGCTTTGGTATTGGGGACGGTATGATTTTTGACCAGCTTGCCCGTTGCCGACCGTGGATTGAGGCGGCTTTGGAATACAGCGGCGGAACGCACACCTTTGACGATATCGCGGCGGGTGTGCTGACTGGTCGGTTCCGGCTTTGGGAACGCCCGAACGGCTGCGCGATAACGGAATTTGTGAACTTCCCCCGCAAGCGCGTTCTTAACGTGTTCCTGGCGGGTGGTGAAATGCAGGCAATCAAGGATCTGGAACACCCGGCGGCAGAGTTTGCCCGCGCGAACGGGTGCCATGCAATGACAATCTCGGGCCGCGCTGGATGGCAGCGCGCGTTGCCGCATTGGCGGCAGGTCCACCAAACGCAGGAGTTGACGCTATGAGCGGAGGCGGCAAGGGCGGAAGCCAAACGACACAGGTCAGCATTCCTGCTTGGGTGCAGGAGGCGGCGCAAAACAACCTGGACCGCGCAGACCAGATTTCGCAGATCGGCTACGTTCCGTATTACGGCCCTGACGTGGCTGCATTCCAACCGGCGCAGAACGCTGCGTTTCAGAATACAACGGACGCTCTTGGCGCTTTCGGAATGCAAGGCGCAATGCCGAACATGCCAGAGCCGACGACCTTCGCGCCGGGGGTTCAGGGTTACAGCAGCGCGCCAATCCTTGAAGCGGCAATGAACGAATTGCAGGTTACGCGACCGGGCCAATATGACGCCATCACGGGCATGTTCATTGATCCGGTCACGGGGCAGGGCGGCTACACCCCGGCACCATCAAACCCAATCGCATCCATGTTGCAAGGCGGCGGCGATGGGTGGATGGAGGAACAGCGGAACAACGCATTCTTCGACGAAAACCGCGTGGATAACGTCAACCCGTTCGGCGCGGGCGGCATGTTCAACGGAATGTCGGGAGGCGTGTTTGGCGATGGCGGTTTCTTTGACGACACCCGTTTTGATCTTGGTTTGATCGACGGCGACGGGCGGTTAGGTTTTATGGCTGGCGACGGGCGCGACGGCGGCGGCGGCGGCGGCGGGAAAGGCGGATAAAATGGCAGGCGGTGGACAGAACGTTTATCAGGCAAGCGCTGGGGGTCTTGGCGCGGCGGGGGCAACCACAGCGGCGGGTATGGGGTTCAATCCCGGTTCGTTGCAGGGCGCTGACATTGCGGCTTATCAGAACCCTTACACCGATCAGGTGATCAATACCGGGTTGAATGATATTGAGCGGTCGCGCCAGATGGCGATTAACGACACGGGCGCGGCGGCCTCAGCGGCGGGCGCTTTTGGCGGGTCACGGCATGGCGTGGCGGAAAGCCTGACAAATGACAATTACGCGCGGCAGGCAACGCAGTTTGCCAGCGGGCAGCGTCAGGCCGGGTTCAACAACGCGCAGCAAGGCGCGATGTTTGACATAAACAACCGCATGGGCGCAAACGCGCAGCGGCTACAGGCGGCGGGCCAGCTTGCGGGAATGGCGGGGCAGGCGTTCGGCATGGGGCAGCAACTGAACCAAAGCCAGATGCAGCAGGGCCTTATGCAGCAGGCGCTACAGCAGCAGATTATCGACGCCGGGGCGGGGCAATACCAAGGATGGGCAAACGCGCCGCAGACGGCGCTTACGTTGCCTCTGGCGGCGCTTGGGGCTATCCCGAACGGTGGCGGCAGCACGTCAACGCAAAGCTATCAGCCGGGGTTGCTGAATTACCTTTCGCTTGGCGCGGGCCTTTTGGGCGGCGTCTGATATGCCTGCGGTCAATCTCGGCTTGCTAACGACGCAAGCACAAAGAAACCCGTATGTGGTGCAGGTCGATATCCCTGCGCAATACCTGGAGGGGCTAACACCGGGTTTCAGGCAGGGGCTTGAGGCCATGCAAGAGGCCATGCCGCCGGATCTACGAGAAGAGCTTGGCGCAATTTCCGGTTATCGGTCGGTGGACCATCAGCGCCGCCTTTGGGAATCTGCGCTTGAACGCTACGGGTCGCCAGAAGCCGCGCGCCAATGGGTGGCACCGCCGGGGAATTCTAATCACAATCACGGCAATGCAGTTGATCTTTCGTATGCGTCCGATGCTGCGCGTGAATGGGTTCATGAAAACGCGGGCCAATTTGGCCTGCATTTTCCAATGTCTTGGGAAAACTGGCACATTGAGCCGATGGCGGAGGATGGCGGTAGGGTTCGCCCTTCTGGTGGTTCCGTCGCCAGCGCAGGGCAAAGACCAGCGCAAGGACTGTTAGGACAAGGAACTACGGGCATGAGCAGAGGCGGTCAACAGCAGGAGCAGCAGCCATTCGGGCAGCGTTTGCGGGACAACTTTCGCACAGGCGGCAGCGGGTGGGACACCTTGGCTCTTGGCCTTAACGGCATGACCTTGCGGCCCGATCCGGGGTTGCAGGGTTTGGCGGGCGGGCGGATTGCAGACCGACGCGAGGCGGAACGCGAGGAGCGCAGGCTGAACCAAACGGCAGAATGGCTGCGGTCTATCGGGCGTGACGATCTGGCGACGGCTGTTATGGCTGGTGGCGTTGCCCCTGGCGCTGCCGGTGGTATCGCGTTGGCACCAGGCCCGAACGCTGATGAGCCGCCCGCGCCGCAAACTGTTGCGTGGTTGCGCGAGAACGGGCAAGAAAACCTTGCTGTAATGGTAGAGCAAGGGCTTATTCAGCCAAGTCAAGCGTTGCAGCAAGCAATGGCCTCGCCGGATCAGCCTTCTGCTGTTCAACAATATGAATACCTTTTGGGCCAAGGAGTGGACCCGGAACAGGCGCTTGAACTTGCGTTCGGTGGCGGCGGCACAACCGTAAACGTTGGTGGGCAGGGCGAAGTCGGAACCATTCCGCAGGGTTATGAATTATTTACGGACCCCGAAACCGGCGCAAGAAGCCTTCGGGCTATCCCTGGCGGGCCGGAAGACAGAACCGAATCTGATGCCGCCGCTGCTGCTGGGCAAGAGCAGACTGGTGGGCTGATGCTAGAAGATATTGGGCGGGCAATGACGCTGGTGCGTGAAAGCCCGAATTTGACCACTGGTGTTTTAGGCGGAATACTTGCGAACATTCCGGGGTCATCGGCTGCTGACCTGCAAGCCCTGATGGATACCATTGCCGCGAACATTTCGTTTGAGGCTCTTAGCCAGATGCGTCAAGCAAGCCCCACTGGTGGTGCGCTAGGGGCAATTTCAGAGCGTGAATTGCAATTGTTGCAAGCAACATCGGGCAGTATTTCGACTTCACAAAGCCCCGAACAACTGGTTCGAAACCTTGAGCGTCTCGCTACGCAAATTGAAAATGTTGTGAACGGCCCGAACGCGGCAGATGCTCAACCCGAGCAATCGGCAGGGTCCGCGCCTGGCGGATGGTCGGACCTTGACCCAAATGTTCAGTCTATTCTTCTTGAAACCCACGGGGAAGAAACCTTGCGCCGTTGGTATGGGGATTTCCAATGACCGGGAACATCGACAGGCAGCGCGCCGAAGCTGAGGCCATGGCAATAGCACAAGCGCGTAGCCAAGCGCAGCCTCGCGGCATCGGTCAAGCCATTTACGAAAACGTGATAGGCAGTGGTGAAGTTGACACGCCAGGCGAACGGATCGGCGAAGCTATTAACGAAATGGGCCGCGCCTTTTTTCCCGGCGTGGCGCGCGGCGCTGCTGAAATGGCTGGCATTCCTGGCACTGTTAGCGACCTTCTTGACGTGCCTTTCGAGAGGTTGGGGCTTTTGCCGAGTGTCGATGGGCTGTCAGATGGGAACCCGCTTTCTGGCGCAGCTTTGCGCGGCTATATGTCCGATGCAACAAATGGCGCGACAGAATTTCGAAGCGAAACCGTGCCAGGGCGTGTAGCCGGGACTGTTGGAGAGTTTATTCCGGGCGCGACGGGCGCAGGCGCACGTGGGTTGCTAGGTTTTGGTGTCATTCCGGGCATTGCATCTGAAACTGCCGGGATGGCAGCGGAAGGAACGGCGGCAGAGCCGTATGCCCGCCTTGCGGGGGGGCTTTTGGGCACTGTCCTAGGCGGCGGCATGACCGGGGCAACAAACGCGCGGCCCCGCCCAATTGGTTCTAATGCTGAACAGCAACGCCTTGCCGCGTATCTTCAACGTCAGGGCGTTCAACCGACAGCCGGTCAAACATCTGGATCAAACCTTTTGCGCCGCATGGAGGGAACCGTTACGCCGCGCGTTGATCAGCTTGAAGACCTGACGACAGCAGCTATGCGTTCCATTGGTAGCCAAGAAGCCAGAGCAACCCCCCAAGCATTGCGGGACGCGGCGGCGCGTATCGGGCAGGTGATGGACGATTCACTGCAAGGCGTTTCTTTTCAGCCGACGCAGGCGATGGCGCAAATGGCCGACGATGTTGTCGATCAGTATTTGCAGATGGCACCGGCCTCGACAGTTGTTCCGCGTGTCAGAAATATTGCAGACGAGATAATTGAAGCCGCGACAAACCCGGCGGCACCGTCAATTGATCTAAGCACCTTGCGCGTTTGGCGCAGCGCCCTTGGCCGGATGACGCAGAGTTCTGATGAGGCCACAAGAGAAGCCGCGCGGTCATTGAGGGCACTTATTGACGACGCCACAGATGCGGCCTTGGTTTCAGCCGGTCGTGACAGTGACATTCAAGCGCTTTCCCAAGCGCGGGAACAGTGGCGCAATTACCTTGCTGTCAGTGATGCGGCAACGCGGGTTGGCAGCGAATCCGGTGTTTTGTCGCCCACGCAGCTAAATCAGGCGGTGATCCGCACCCAAGGCAGGCAGAACTATGCGACGGGCAACGGGACCGACCTTATGGAAACAACGCGGGCAGCGGGCCAAATCCTGCGGCCCATGCCGACAGTTGAAGCGGGCGGCATTCGTCGCCTTCCATATGTCGGAGAACTTGGTGCATCGGGCGGCGGCGCGGCGGCTGGCTATGCGCTTGGGAATGTTCCTGGTGCAATCATTGGTGGGCTGTTGGGGGCGACTGTGCCGACAGCAGGGCAAGCCGCCATGC